AAACGTGCGGGCGAGTTCCAGTTTGGCCCTATTCCGCAGTTTAACGCTGGTTCTGTTGAAATGGAGAACACCATGCAACAGCAGGCTGACCGTCTCGTTGGCCTAGACATTGATAACCCGCTTTCGCAGATTAAGCAGCAGTTTATGGTGGACAAGTTCTTGTCGCACTCGGCGGAAGTCTTGAATATGTGCTATCGCTGCTTCCAGCGCTTCGGCCCAGACCAAGTGTTCTTTCAAGTTACGGGTGTTGCTGATCCACAACAGTTCAATAAGGGCAATCCTGACGAAAACTACGATACAACCATTTCCTACGATGTGCTAAATAACGATCCGGAGAATCAAGAATCCAAACTCCAACAGCTTGTTTCGCTTATTCAGCTTGACCGTAATGGGCGTATTAACGTTGACGCTCTGCTTGATGTTATCGCCGCTTCTATTGATCCGGTTCTTGCTTCGTCTATTTTGCAGCCTTCACAAGCGGCCCAAGAGCAAATCGTCAAGCAGGTTACGGACGACCTGACGAAGATTAGTGCATCGATTGAAATGCCAGCCCGTCCTAATGGTGCGCAAGTGGCTATGCAGGTTATCCAGCAGTATGCTCAACAGCCTGACGTTCAACAGCGTCTTGCTCAGGATGAAGCGTTCCGTGAACGACTTGAGAAATATCAGGCTCAATATACTTTCCAAATGCAGCAGGCTCAAAATGCCCAGATAGGCAAGATTGGGACTGCACCTGCATCTATGGGCGGAATGGAAACGCAAGGAATGGGACAATAATATGAATTTAGAACAAGACTTGAAGTGGTTGAGCAATCATCCTCAGTTTGCACGTTTTGTAGCTGGAATTAAAGAAAGCCGCGAGGCTTGCATTAGTGCTTTGCATGAAGCAAAGCCAGAAAGCATCATGCAAATTAGTGGGCGTATTCTTGCCTACGATGACCTTTTTAAAATGACAAATGCGGATGATCTTATCCGCCGACATACGCAGTAACGTCCGTTGACGGGGGTGGTAATAATGAATTATCGCCCACCGTCTCAGGCGTTAATGAGCGTAAAATATGTCTAATGAAGTTACTACGGAGAACGCTGGCTCCGAAATCAAAACAGTGGAAAAGTCGAACATTACAGTTGCCGAGCTTGCCGCTCGACGACTCGGAACCCCCAAGGTTCCCGTAGAAGCACCTAAAGCTATTAAGGACAATCAGCCGGAACCCGAAAAGGAACCGAAGGTTGGACCCGAACAGCCGAAGGAAAAAGACGTTCTTTCTAAGTTTGATCTTGGTGAGATGTCAGATGTGGAATTGCGCGAATTATCGGACAAGCTAGGCTCCCGTGCCGTAGCTCGCTTCGGTGAACTCACAGCAAAACGCAAACAAGCAGAGGAGCAAATTGCCGCACTTCAGTCCGAACTGAATAAACGCAATCAAGAGTCTCCGCTTGAAGTGAAGTCGGTTGAGAAGAATCCATACGCCGCTTTAGATACCGTTGAGTCTTTGCAGGCTAAAGCCAGCGAGGTTACAGACGTTATTGAATGGGCTGAGGACAAACTTGATCAGGCTGACCACCTTGCGCACGATGACATCGTTACAACCGTCGATGGTAGGGACATGACGAAAGCAGATATTAAAGCTGCTCTCAAAAATGCCCGTAAAGCTAAGGACAAGTTTTTGCCTGCCCAACTCCAAGAGTTGCAAGCGCGTGAGAATCGGTCTCAATTAAAAAAGTCCTTCGACGAACACGCCCGCAAGGAATTGGACTGGCTCAATGGCGAGGATAACGACACCCGTAAGCAATATGAGGCTATGCTTGGCGACAAGCGGCTAACTAAGCTTTTGGAGGCCGATCCCGACATTGCTCCCCAGCTTCCCTACATTTTGGCTCACGCAGCCAACTCTATGTATGGCCGCAAATCCATTCCCCTCACGGACGCTAAACCAAAGATTACTCCCCCATCTAGCCCGACTAGCTCAACTGGTTCTTCGGAAAAACCAGAGGCGCGAAGCTCCAAAGCTATTTCAGAAACCGTCAAACGCTTTAGTTCAACAGGCAGTGTTAGTGACTATGCAGCAATGCGTGCCCTTCAATTATCTAAACGCTCTTAACGTCAGAAAACCCTTAATAACCTAATACAATGGCCTTTTCAGATACCTACGACACAACCAATCCTGGTTCCGCTGTCTCCAACCGAGAGCAATTGCTCGACGTTCTTACTATTCTTGCTCCCGAAGAGACTCCCGTCCTTTCGAGTGCTTCTAAATCCAAAGCTTCCGCTACTTTTGTTGAGTGGACTGTTGACTCGCTATCGGCCCCTAGCACCACTGGTGTTGCTGAAGGCGCTGATGTAACTACATTCACTGACAAGTTTAGTGGCCGTGCTCGCCTTGGCAATTACGTGCAAAAGTTTCGCCGCGATTTCATGGTTTCTGACCTTCAGAATGCCGTTGATAGCGTTGGCCCAGCTAAAATTGCCCAAGCTGAAGCCAAGGCCGTGCGCGAGATTAAACGCGACATTGAAGCTACGCTCTGCTCCAATAATGACCGTTCCATCGAAGATGGCGCGGGCACTGTTTACGGCCTCCGTGGTCTTGGCAAGTGGATTGATACTGCACCCGGCTCGGATGTTCCTGCTGCCTACCGCACTCCTTCAGCTTCCATTTACGCTTCTACTGCGTTTACGGAGACTGTGTTTAATGACCTTATCACCTCCATCTATCGCGTTACTGGCTCCACCAATAACCTGACACTGGTTGCTGATACCGCGCTGCGTCGTCGCATCACCGATTTTGCCCGCACCTCTGGTTCGACCGATTATACCGTGCGCAATGTAAACACTGACATGGGTAACTCGACAATCAAGCTTTCGGTTGAGATGTATCAGAGCGACCACGGTTTGGTTTCTGTTGTTAACATGAATCCCGATTGTGCTCCTGATACCACCAACAAGGACACTGGTTATTTGATTAATCCCGATTATTACGGGGTTGCTGAATTAATTCCTCTTGGTTCTACACGTCTCCCTAACTTTGGCGGTGGCGAGCGAGGCTATGTAGATACAACCCTTACTTTGCTTGTTAAGCATCCCGGCGCACACGGCAAAATCACCCAAATCGCCTAATAACCCCTAATAACCACTAATATGCCTATCCTTACTGTTAATGAATCTATTGGCGATTTTACGCATATTGTTAAACTAGATTTTCGCGAGCTGCAAGCCGTTGGAACTGGCCTTAACAAGAAATTGCTTACTCTCCCTGCTGGTGCAGCTATCGACCTCGTTGGCCTTATTAACACCGTGGACATCGTCGGTTCGTCCACCCTGTCTGTTGAGGTTGGTGTTGCTGGTGCTACCACTGAGCTTCTCGCCGCAACTGACGTTGATGCGCTTACCCCAATGCTTCCTGTGTTTAACACTGGTACGCTGCTTGCTCAGGCCGCCGGTACAACTACGACCCTTGCTGGTTCTAAGCCAGCAAAGGCTGTTTCGGCCAACACTGACATTGTTATCAAAGTGACTGATGCTGCCTTGGCATCCATCACTGCTGGTGAAATTGTAATTGGTTTCCGCGTTATCAACCTTGGTCGCTTCGCCTAATAGCGTTTGACCTAAGTGGTAACTTGAAGGGGAAGGCTCTAACAAGGGTCTTCTCCCTCTTTTTTTATGCAAATTATCCAGAAGTCGGAGCAATTTACTGATGAACAAATTGATTCTGCTATCAATGATGAAATCCGTAAGTCGTTAAAGGACGAGCTTGATACGCAAGCAGAGCGCGAGATTTTGATGCGTGGTCATGCTGCTGCTATGAAGAACCACAAGACGGTTCCCGGCTTAGGTAAGTGCGTTGGTGTATTTCCCGCACGCGAGTTCTTCCGCCTTCAAGCCAAGTATGGCGCACAGGTTTTGCACAGCGAGGAGTTCATGCAGTATTTCAACCGTAAGTTTCCTGAGCTTTCCCCTAATAAAGCCTAATGCAAGACAAGCTATTCACAGACCTATTTGATTTAATTCAAGCGTTAGCTGGCGTTGATTCATTTACGCCGGCAGAAACAAGCAAAGTTATAGCTCTTGCAAATCGTCGTTTATATGAGGCTTATAGTGTCAGCCAAAGCTGGACTAGGTACATTGTTGTTGGTGAGGAGCGTTTACTTTCTTCTCAAGCTATTCCGTTTAGCGAAACAGGCTTGGATCAAGTTGCAGACTTTATTCGTATTCATCGTACACAACCTTTCCTTAATCTTAGTGCGGTTGAGTATGAGTTTTATGTAGCTGGTGATGGTGCGCATATTCTTAACCCGACAGATAATTCACCTACAGCAGCTTTTGTAACTTACAAGAAAGTTTGGGACGGCCCATTTGATGTAAGCAGTACAACAGTTCCAATGGAGTTCTTTTACTTTACAGCCCATGCCACCTACGCAGACTTCCTGCGTATGGATGGGCAACTAGATAAGGCTATGGCAGAGGAGCAGGTTGCGCAAGGTTACTTGGTTTCTGAACTTCAAAAATCCGATAGCCAGCGCAATAATAATATCACTGTTCGTCGCATTTCAACACACGGCTCCCGTCAATCTCGCTAATTATGGCTGAACGCATTACAAATTTAACAACGCAGATGGCTCCCAATGGGACTGTTGCTGCGCGAACCGTAACGGTTTCATCCGCTGCAATTAACTTGATTAACACCACTTTGCTTAGTGGAACAACTTCACACGTTCAAGTTACGTTTACTGGTGCAAATGTGCGTTACACAATTGATGGAACAACTCCTTCTGCTACTGTTGGC